GTTTCCCAGTCACGATCCGGCGGCGGAAGCAGTCACGGGGGCGGCTTTTGGAAACGGGGGGAGTAGGGGGCATGATGTTTCACATGAAACACTTTAGAATGCTTCTAATAAGCAACAGCACTACAGGTCTTGTAGTAGCAAGATCCATGCCAACTTGCGCGATGATAGTTATCCACATGTTTATCCACATATAAAATAAAATGCAAATACAACCGAAAAAAGTGCATTTTCAACCTATGGTTGGTAGTACTACAAGTGCTGTAGGCGTATAGTCATAAACATAGAGAGACACAGAGAGAGACAAGACAAATGGACGGTAGCACAATATTCAAATGGGCTGAAGCGATGGCCACTGAAAGCAACATGTTCATAGTATGTTGGAAGGTGAAAGAAAGTAGTATCAATCAATGGGTAGAGCATGATAACTATGAAGATGCAGAGGAATGTCTTGCATCGTTGCCAGTAGCTAAATGTTGTAGCTATAAGTTTATAGCAATACCACAATAATCTCACGCGTGAGACTGGGAAGCGGGCTTGCACCTGACCGACCACTATCTCTTGCTAACACTGCACCAAAATGGCCTGTAGCTACAACATCTGTAGCTGCACCATAGAGAAAGGTACAATATCACTGGTTATTATCCCATAGCACAGCAAATGTAGTGCAATTTGGGGTAGAAACGAGAAAATAATAAGAGATATTTCTTGACTTTCTACCCCAATTTAGACTACAATACCTGTAGTTGATAAGCCAATGAGAGGATTGGACTATGGAACAAGCAAAGTATATGTATACATTTGGCCTGTTTGTGAAGGGAAGTTGCATTGCAACACTTCAACTTGCGGATAATACGCAGAAAGCAGCCAAACGTAGGGCGGAAGCAATGGCCGGTAGTGTCCTTGTTGTGCCTCAATCAGAAGAGCGCATTAAAAGCGTCGCAACTGTGTAACTGTGTAGTAACTACATAACTTGAATAGAGGAATGGAATAATGAAAAATCTTGTTATCGCAATGGCTGTACTCGTATCTACAACATCTGTAGCACTGTCAGCAGAAGAGAATATCCCTGAACAGACAGCAGCAGTGGAAGCGCGGTCAAATATTCAGGAAAACTTCGCCGCTGCATGTGAGAAGTTTGTACTATCGGAAAAGGCACAAACAGCCTGTGATACACAGACAATGCCTCGCATGGTCAAAGCTGGAGATCGTTTCCGCAATGTTGGTATTGGTGCTGAGTTTAATGCACTGATCAGAAACCTCTAACGTCCCAACAGCGTTAGAGTTAGGACAGGTGGCGCTCATTGCCCCAAAGACCCTAGTGTCACCTGTCCGCTTTCAAATGTACTACATGAGATGTAGTGTATCTGAAAGTGTCAATGGTAGCCAGTATGGCGATGGTCAATCGTGCATTCTGCGTACAGGAGATGATAAGATGACTAGTGATAAATTCATAGCTATTATACTTGACAAGCGCGGTTATCATGTTGTACTTGTCAAAGCTGATTTAGGTGAGAGTGAAATTCACCAACTGAAGTCATATCTTGTTGAACAAACAGGGACGTATAATGCAGATGTGCAAGAGCAGAATGCGCGATTAAAGGCTAGTCGCATAGCTAAAGTTACTAAGCTGCATATGTTTCAAGATACGATTGTATGGACTACAGCAGTTGTATCAGATACGATGGTTCATGATGGAGATGATATTAGAGCTGTTAGGACAGCGATATAAGTAGTGGTGAGGGCGTTGACCATAGTGCAGGCTTGCGTGTTCCTTAGTGGTAGGTTAGGCATGTGGTTTCCCCCTCCCCATCTCCCAACGAATGAAAGGTTTATGAAATGCATTTTCCAGCTAACCTACAATATCCCTACTTCGCAATGGTAGGACCGGGTTCAAGCTATGAACTACGTGACGGGCTTGTGACAGCAAGCATTGACAAAGGTGCAGATGGTATACATGAATGCGATACTACAGCATCTGTAGTGACACAACCGGGATTGTATGGTTTCAGCACGAAAAAGGAACGTGACAAGTTTGTTAGGCGTATCAACGCTGGAGAGGAATACAGTCAAGCATTCAAGCTTGATCGTGTGGAAAAGTAAGAAACAATTTGACACACGCGCAATTGTGTGTCATAGTTTCTAGCGTAGATCACATAGAGGTGTGATCTAGTTTGGAAACTACAGAAGTTGTAGAGGAAAGAAAATGACTGGTACTGATCTTGAAATTAAAGCCTTTGACAAAAAGGTTCCTGCTGAGTTTGGCAATGACTTTCTTGTCAACCTTGTAACCGTTGCAGCTATCGATGAAGAGTTGCAGCAAAAAGCCGCCGCCGTCACTGACGCAAAAGGCAACATCCAGTTTGAAATGGCAAGAGCTGTTTTCGAACTGGCAAATGCAAAGAAGAACAACATTGACGTGTTTTCTATCTTTGGCAAGCCCGGCGACGTTCAGAAACTCAACACACGGTTGCTTGTTGCGATGGGTGTTCAGACCCGCACCATGACTGAAGACGATGAAGTCATTTACAAATGGACTGACAAGCGCGTTGAAGCACTCTATGCTTATACGGCGGATCTGAAACAGGAAAACCCGGATGAATACAACAAGCGGTTTAAGAACCGTAAGCGGCTAAACCAGCGTTTTGCAGAGGCTTGCAAAGCAACGGCGGCACTGATTGACTCCGGGTGTAAACCTAGTGATCTGTCCTATAAAAAGAATGATGCAGGTGAGTTTGTGCCTGTCATTGCAAACGCTCCAAAAGAAATTGGTGGCGAACAAGGGACAGTTGCAATCGGTGGACGTACAGCGGTTGAAGGTGCAACGCATTCCCCGACAATGGCAAGCCTTGTGAAAGTTGCCACTGCAAAGCACAAGCCAAAGCCTGCCGCAAAAGGTGGCGAAGGTGAGCGCGATGAAGCAAAACTTGGAATGTCAGATGAAGAGTTTGGCGCACTGTGTAATCGTGTGATCCGCGCAATGGTCGCACAAGAGGGCAAGCTTACCAAGGGAATGAAGAAACAGCTTCAGAACCTCAAAGCCCGGATAGATGAAAACATCTAATCCAGTACATAGCGGGGATGATGTAGTGTTATCCCCGCTATATTTGTAACCTTTTGAATAACAGGAGACATTGATATGCATCCGTACACGCGCAAAGTTATCAAGGTGTATATCTATGCCTCATGTGGTATAATGGGTTTAGCATTGTGGGTGACAATGAAGTCACTACAAGTACTGTAGGAGAAAAGCGATGTTGGAATATCAGAAAGCTTTTGATTATGTGCTGGATCGTATGATTGCTCAAGATGGGCAATGCTCAGATATGGAAGGCACTTGTCTATTTAATGGACCTTCAGACCGTCATTGTGCTGTTGGTTGGTTACTTGACCTAAATCCTCTAGATGCAGCAGCTACCTTGGATAGTGCAATTCCATACATCCAAAAGCGTTTTGGTGCTGTTGAGGGCGGCCAAACAGGTGATCCAGACGGTTATAAATTCTTGCGGGCTATTATGTCTTTGCATGATCAAAATTTGTTTTGGAATGCGTATGCAATTGAAAGCCATAGCTTTCATGAACAAGTGCAAGACTTACAGAGTTTAGGTGTAGATACTACAGCACTTGTAGCACTTGCTCAAAGGAACAAGGACAAAGCAACATGAGAAAGCTAACACTCCCTGCCCCTTGTGGCTGTAAATCAGATGAACAGTTTCGGGATGACTTGAACAAAGCTGTTGAGCTGCTGTTCGCTGGAGAGATATGCGTTACAAGTCTTGTAGTGCAGAAGGTTATAATCAACTACCTCTATGAGAAGATTAAAGAAAACCTTGGCATTCAGCAAGAGATGATTATGATGGCTCCTGAAATGCATGAAGAATTGAATGCAATCGCGCATGATGTATGCATTCGGTTGACTAGTGATACAGGTGAAGTCAATTATCAAGAGGGTAATGACACGAAACATTGGCTACAGGAGTTGTATCCATGTTTGTTAAAACAGTAACTAGGTACGAAACTACAGATGGCACGATCTTTGACGACAAAGAAGATGCTAACCAATATGAAGCAGAATATCTGTTACGAGAGCTCTTAGTGAAAGATTTCAGCTATCGGACAGAGTTGCAATACTGGCATAATGCTGCATCTCTTGCGGCAATCTTGCGAGCTAATCCAACACTTGTAGAAAGGGTTATGCAAATTGACTGGACCGATTGACTTTAGCTCTGCGATGTGATACGTACGTACGTACCTCAACAGGGAGAGGTACGTCCTGCACCACACAGGACATAACGCGCCATGCCCGCGCCCTACACCTACAAATTGTTGATATTTTTATTTATTGACTTTTTGTAGGGTGTTGGGTTATTATTAAGAATGATCACGAAAGAGGGTCACATGAGCGAGGAAACTACAACTCCTGTAGCACGAAGGAAATTGAGAGTAGGATTGATTGATCGTCAGCAGCCATTTCTTGAATGGAACCCCATCGACCAATGCTGGCGTATTTGGACACACTATAACAAAGACGTGTCTGAAGGAACCTACTTCAACTGTTACGGAAATGGTGTATTGGACAGAGTGACCAGTACTCCACATGAGAAAATCACTGTTAGATATGGAGACGAAAGTGCGGAAACATTATCTCAAAAAGAAACCAAAGATGGACCTACGTGCTAGTAGCATAGGTTTGTGTAACATCCCTCAGAACCCGCGTCAGTTTGTCCGGAGTAAAAACCCGAGACGTACCACTTTGATCAAGTGGAACAAGCTCTTGGAAACAAGGAATTGGCCGTGGAGGCTTCATGCCACCAAAGGCTATAGGTGGGTTTAAGCTGAGAGGAAACTACAATGTCTGTAGCGATCGCAAGTGCTCTAGAAGAGTTGGCCAAAGAAGCCGAACAGAAGCACAAAAAGAATAAAGATGCAGTGATTGAGAGTTACTACATCTGGAATTTCATTGCCAAGGTTGCTGATAATCGTAAAGATTTGGCCAAAGCAGCAATGAAAGAAGTCCTTCCCCAAAAAGACAAATTCAGTGTAGAAACTCCGGGTTTCTATGTCGAACGTCAGACCGATAAATGGAAAGAGTTTGATGTAGAGAAATTCGTTGAGTTGCTTGTTGAGAAGTATAACATCTCCAAGCCTGAGTTACGTGCTCTGGTTGTGCAAGCTCGTATCAAACCTAAGCAACGCACTACAACTTCTGTAGAGAGGAACCTCGATGGATAACGACAACGCAGCAGCCCTAGGATTTTTGTTTGCTTTGCTTATGCCTCAGTGGCAGACAAGTAAAATGTCATTCACTTACAAAAATCATAGAGAGGAAACTCTTACGCGAACAGTCAGCCCTCACAAAGTATGGTATGGGTCTACACAGTGGCACAAAGACCCACAGTACTTTCTTGAGGCATTTGATCACGATAAGATGGAAACTCGTAGTTTCGCTTTGCGGGACATTGCTTACGAAACAATTTATGTGGAGCCTCAAAATGGCTGAGTTATTCACTGCTCCAGATATTCGTACAGCGACTGCCAAAGAATATCAAACGCATCTTGAAGAGGTGCGAGCAAATCGTAATCTGCTATCTCAAGAGTACCTTAGCTCTGAGAAGAAGAAGTTCGTCAAGAAAGGGACTGCTGCACACAAGAAGTGGGAAAATGCTTCTGAGCGTGTGAAGAAGAAACTCGCTAAGATGGATGAAATGATTACAGCAATTGAGAAAGATCTAGCTACAATGGCTGTAGTTGAAGATGACATTCAGACGGCGGAGAAAATGAATGACTAATGAAGAGCATATCCAGAATGTAGCAATTGCCCGAGCCATTGAGGCGGACCCATCTATTAAGATGCTGGCTCGGTTTTTGTATAGCATTGGTGATCCAAAGCACAATCTGGATGAAACTCCACTCATCTACATTCGACAAGCTTACGCGATAGCAAAAGAACCTGTACAGCGAGGCATGTTGATTGAGATGATTAAGCTTCAAGGATAGGACCATGAAAACAGGTTTTACGGTGTTCTTGATAATTATCAGCTTACTTGCTTTTGCAGGAGTCCTTTATCGAGTGTTTTTCTATGTAGCAGGTGATGCTTGTGTAGAAGATATGAGAGCATATTGGCAGGCTGAGAAGTTACCATATGACAGTAAAGATCTGTATAGGTTTTGCAGAGATAGAAAAGAGTGAGACAATGTTGTTGTATGTAGGAGCATGGGCGTACTTTCTGGTTACAAGTGTTGTAGGTATACTGACATTTGACCGACAGTTGATATTCCATGCTGTAATATCTGGTATCGTTGTTTGGGTATTGCATGCCTTCATAGGTGAAGTCTATCCTACATACAACTCCGCGTCTATTCGACACTTTCACCTACAGGAGATGTAAATGCCCGTCGATATTGTTGGCCGTACGGTTGAAGATATTCATAAAGCCCTTCGAGGAACTATGCCGCAAGCTGCAATTACAATCATTGCAGAGCAGAACCTTCAGCTTTTTGATATGCAGAGAGCTATTAATCAGCAGCAAGCAATCAATCAGAAGTTGATGAAGGCTTTCATTTTGTTAGCCAAACTTAATCCAGAGATTGCTCAGTCAATTGAGCAGGCTAAACAGATGGATAAGAAGTTTGATGCTGACTTCAAAGATCCAGCTATGGATATGGTTACGCACCAAAATCTTGCAAAGGATGAGTGATGGCAATCCCATCGGGACAGGTTCCGGTACAGATAAGTCGTGCTTATGACATACCTGTGTACCGTGATATCCCCTCTACATCTCCTGTAGAAGTGATCCACCTTTGGCCCGGTATGACATACTTTGACCTGTTCGATGAGATGCCATCAGAGATACGCAAACAACTTAATCAGTATGACTACGACTTGAAGTCGATTGTTGAAGCTTTTGCTCAACGATACACAGTAGAAACTATACTGAGACAACTTCAACAAGTTGAGCGTGATAACCAATTTCACTATGAGAGGAATGCTCGGCATGACTTTATTAAGCAGACGTAAATTCTTGCTAGGGATAGGAGCTACAGCACCTGTAGCCATAACAGCATCCAACTTGATGAAGATTCAAGCTCTGCGTGATGATATTCTACCTCCGGGCATTTATACAGGAAAACTTGTTAGTGTTGAAACCGTAGATGCTCATAAAAAGATACTAACTTTTGATCTTGGTGGAATGATGTGGACAGCGAGTGCAGAACTATGAATTATCGTGATCGTGTACGGTTTGCTACAAAAGCAGACTTTGATAGTGGGATGCCAGTGTACTCACACAGCATTACCACAGCAATTCTAACTTGTCCCAAATGGGGTATCATTCGATACATGAAGGGACTGTATTTCAAAACTAATTATCGTGCGATGGCTCTAGAAGCTGGAAGCGCGATGCATGAGGTCTTCAGTTCTATTCGTCTTTGGCAACTTTGGCGTAAACAAGGATTGAAAGATCATGCAGCCTATCACGGCAAACGACTGTTTAATACAGAAGAGTATCCCAATCGATGGGAGACTATTCTAAAGACAGCTACGGACCAGAAACGTGACCCACGCAATGAGCTGGAGATGCTTTGCTTTGGTACGATCCACACTGGTACGTTCTACGATGATCCCCGAGATAAGAACCGCACAATTGCGAACCTTGAAGAAGCTACACTTCGCTTTGTAAAAGAGCAGTGGGCAACGATGGATCGTAATCAGATTTGGGTAGAAGACGAAAATGATCCTACAAGTGCTGTAGGCATTGAGAACACATGGGCGATCGTCGTTGATGAAAAGTTTATTTATATCGGCACTGTTGACGGTATTAGTGTACGTGCTGATGGCAAGTCTCTTAGACTCGAAGAACTCAAGACAGCATCCCGGTTGGATGATGCGTTTCGGCGAGCATTCGAAGTGTCACAGCAACCCACAGGATACATGGTCATGTCAGAAATGACTACAGGTCTTGTAGTTGAGCAGACTAGGATACTTGGTATCAAGGTCAAACAAACAGGCAATCATGAAGATTACATAGCTTTTGAAGCGTGGAGGGACAATGACAAGAAACTCGAATGGTTGGATACAATCAATTACGCACACAATCTTTACATGCAATACAAAGACGATGTGCTTAACTCTCCTATGTTTACTCATTCATGCAATCGGTATTATAACCCATGTGGATTTGTAGACTTGTGTGCAGGCACCAAAGTTGAGCAACAGTGGATGTTTGAAGATATGGAACCAGCTCCAAAGTCTCCAAGTCAGCTTGAGATTGAGCGCAAACTTGCAAAGGCAGAGATTAAATGAGCCAAACGTTTAAGATCCAGATGGATGCACATGGGCTTGGTATCTTCATATACAACGAGGATAGGACCTTAGGGCTCGAAACGCATACTCCTGAAGTAGTTAAGACTATTCAAGAGAAGTATGGACTTGAGCCACTGTCGAAGGTCTTTGTTACAGGTGATGTAGTCGAGGATGAAATTGAGCTTGGGGACCAAATCGACGATCAGGATTGGTGATGGCTAAAAAATTCTTTGAAGAAGTACACTTGACAGTTAGGGTCGTAAAGCCTATAGGTATGACTGAGATTGATTTGCGCAGGGGGCTTGAAAAAGCAATGAAAAGCGTGTATAAAGAGGATGTTGTTGACGCACCAATCAAGAGGATAAAACCGCCGACAATCATCGGCTACAAGTACATAGGTAAATCGGATGGAAAAATCTAAAACGCTGGCAAGAGAGACACTTAGCGTGATCTCGTATCTGGAGGGAGTACACAGCGACGTAACAGCAGGTAAAACTACTGTGTATGATGCAATTAGTGATCTTACAACTTTGTTGCATAGTGAACAAACTCGATTGATTAAAAACCTCGCTACAAGTATTGTAGCTTCTAAGACAACAGACCCGCAAGACATTCGAGCGGGAAAAGGAAACTAAGAATGATGCCACCAGTAGAAACGACAAAGAACCAGCAAGTTCGATCGACAGGTATTCTCTGGAGTAGAGCTGGTGCCGGAAAGACAACCTTCTTACAATCCCTGCCCAAACCCATTTTGTTTGTGATGCTTGATCCAGATGGTGATGCAAGCTTGCCCGAAAGCGATGACTTCCTCGTGCTTCGAATGTATGAGATGGCTGACGGAAACATGATGGATGCAATGCATACAGATGTACCAAAGTACATCCAAGCAAATGGAGATAAGTTTGCTAGTGTTGTAGTAGACAGCTTAACTATTCTTGCCGAGAAGGGCTTGAACATAGCAGTCAAAAACAACGCAGGTGCGGGAAAGAATTTCAAGCCAACAATCGAGGAACCGGGACAGACTGCGTACGGTGCGCGTCGCCAGTACATCTTACGTGCAGTGTCCAACATCCTCAAAGCTACAGCAGTTGTAAAGAAACATTGTTGGTTTACTACTCACGAAGGCGACGATCGATCGAACGAAAAAGGACAAGTCATCTCTTGGACAATGATGCTCGGTGGCAAGGCTAACAATGACGTAGGGCTCAAAATCTCAGAGGTATGGTACATGGAGGATGTGGATGATGTGCGGACAGTGTACTTGCGTCCCGCTCGAAACAGATCCCCTATGAAAACACGGATGTTTGATGCGGAAAAGAAGAAGTCATCATTCGTGTTGAAATATGATCCAGAGGCTGATGATGAGACACAACCACACAGTCTCACTGTCTGGATCAGAACGTGGCAAGAACAAGGTAGAAAGAAGTTGGCTCTACCACAATGAAAGGATGGAAACTGCTCACGCCAACTACAACATTTGTAACAACTAGAGGAATTTTGAAATGAGTACAGAAACCGAAGCAGATATCACACAACTTGAGCGCAATCTCGAAGAGTTTGAAGACTTTGAGCCGCTTCCGGCGGGTAACTACATTGCGACTATCGCTGAAGTTGATAAGCGTGTGTCGGAGAACAACAATGAGTACTACTACGTAGTATTCGAAATCCCGACCGAAGCTTACCCGGCAGATTACGATGTTGAGAATAACCCGGAAGGTACAAAGCTGGTCTACAGCCGCCTTCAGGCACTCGACATGACCAATCGTCGTTCGATTACAGCGATGAAGAAGTGGTATCGTGCTCTGGGTCTGTCCCTCGCAACATCTACCATTGACCACAATCAGTGGGAAGGTAATCAGGTTAAGCTCAACCTGAAGATGGGTGAGTGGCAAGGTGAAAAGCGTCCTGAGATTGCTGCAATCGACAACGCTGACACCTAATTACAACACTTGTAGCGGGGGAGCCTCTTCTCCCGCTGCAACTCTCAGAGGAAACTACTATGAAAAAGTACCATCAAATTGAAACAGGCATTTCCCAATTTACTGTAGGTGACAAACTTGCATCCCTTCCAGATGGTTCCCCTATTTTATGCACTGTAATAACCAGAGACGCTGGTATGTTCAAAGTTAGAGCTTGTGTCATGTCGGCAGGTATCGACTTTGTTTGGGCTGAAGTGTTCGAGAAGAACGTAATTGAAGCCTATCCAATCATGAGTAACTATTTGCTCATCATGATAAATGGAGGAGTTGGTACAAGTGTTGTAGGTATCAAGGATGATGGTGAGGTTGGAGATTATGAGGTCATAGCTGAACATCGAGAACAGCAACGATACACTCTTCAACACAAAGCAACAATGGAACAAATTGATCTCAATGAGTTGGTTGAGATTGGTTTTAGAAAAGGGGAAACTGAGGATGGAATACAGTCCTGAACAAGATGAAGCGATTGAGCTTTGCATTGACACAGAAAAGCGTCTTGCTGGAGTGACTGGTGAAGCTGGTACAGGTAAGACAACAATTCTCAAAGCTGCCTTCGAACGTATTCCAGTAGAATATCCAATCCTCGCAGCTCCTACAGGTAGAGCAGCTAAACGCATCCAAGAAGCTACAGGTATTGCAGCTAAAACCATCCACCGAATGATGCGTTATACAATGCCTGAAGATGAGAATGATGCAGGACTGCCAGCACACAACAAAGATTATCCTCTACCGTATGATGCAATCTTCATCGATGAGGCTTCAATGGTAGACCCAGAATTGTATCGTGGGATTATCGATGCAATGAAACCCGGAGCAGTCATTCGGTTCTTTGGTGACAGTAATCAGCTTCCACCAGTGCTTGGAGTTAGTCCGTTTAAGAAACTATTGGAGAAATGGCCATCTTATAAACTGACACACAACTTTCGTTCGGATGATGGATTGATCCAAGCTGCTCACGATATCATTGCAGGCCGTCCACCTCGCACAAATGAGAAGTTTCGTTTGTTGCGTCCCGGTACACACAAGCTCTTTGAGAAGATAGAAGAGTTAGTAGATGATAGCTTTAGGGGGACAAATAAACAGCTTATCACTCCAACTAACAAAGGTAAGTATGGCGTGTACGCTCTCAATGCATACATGCAGCAAAGACTTAACGGTTCAGGTGAACACTTTGAGTTGCCTCTTAGAGAGCATGCTGACGATGATGTACCAGTTCGCTTGCGTCGTGGTGATAAGATTATCTGGACAAAGAACGATTATAAGCTCAAGCTCTACAACGGTATGATTGGTTGGGTAGTGGACTTTGATCAAGAGGATGGGCATATCGTGCTCAACTTTGATGACAAAGATGTAGTCATTCCACCACTTGTAGAGAGCTATGATCCTGCAAACGATCGAACTATTTTTACTTATGATCCCCGCCAGCGTATTCAATTGGCTTATGCCATTACAACGCACAAAGCTCAGGGGTCAGAGTTTGAAGAGGTACTTGTTGTTCTTAACAAGTCGTTTGTTCTCAGTCGTGAGAACTTTTACACAGCCGTCACTCGTGCCAAGCATTTGGCCAATGTGATTGTGGGCAATGGAGCCCTACATGCAGCCCTCAAGCCAGCAAGAGAGGAAATGAAGAAATGAATGATGCCCCTAGAACTACAGCACCTGTAGCAAAGGATGCAAAAGGATTTAAACAGTCAGCTCAGACTGTCCAAAAGATCACAGAACGTATTGATCAGCAACTCTTAAATGCTGTCTCTAACTATGACGAAGCTATTAAAGATCTTACAGAAGACCGTCAATTCTTGATGGAATTACAGCAAGAGGTAGCTGATGCAATTTTTACGGTGGAAGAAACTTTAGAAGTACTTACTGCCGCAGAAAGATCTTCGTCTATTTTGAAGGCAAGAGTACTTGATCGACATGCAGAAGTAAAACCACCTATTGTACCATTTGAGTCTTCAAGAGATTTGGGAGAATTGGCTTATGACGCCTCGGAGGATACTCCAATTACTCGGGCAGAGAGCGCTATCCGCGACGTTGTTAAACAACAACATAGAACACACCCTAGTTCAACTGATCGAGGAGGTGACGGAGGATCCGATTAAAGCTCATCAAGACCTCTACTACAAGTGCTGTAGACAACTTGGTCAGGGGCGTCCTATGCGCCCTTGGCTACATCCTAGAAACAACGATCTTATTCTAGAAGTGGTAGGTGAGTATATGGAAACTCCAAGGATACGTGGATTTATAGCTAGGTATGATGGTCGTATCTATGACTATACTTCTGTAAGAGAAGATGAAGATGATGTGTGGGACTGTCTAGTAGATAAGTTTCGATGTGAGCGTGATGTGCTTGAAGGCAAAAAGTGGACAGTTGTGCCAGTTACAATTACGGAGGATGAGTGATGAAAACTATATCCATTCAAATCGATGATAATTTCTTAATTCATGATAGTACTGGAAAGAGTACAGGTGTTTACTTGCCTAATGTTAACTATCATTTTGAAGATGGAAATGATCGCCTTCATCAAATCATTGAATTGAAGAAAGCAGGCTTCAAGCTCAAAGAGATTATTGAGCTAGATAACAAAGGGATGTTACTCTGATGGATATCTATGGTTACGGTCCACACTTCCTAGCAGCTTTGCACGAGATAGAAAATCATCAACGCGGAACAGGTCGTACTACAACACTTGTAAAACTTGTTCGAGATGGAGACATTGTTGTTTTTATTCATGAGCAAGAGGCTCGTCGCTTTGGTCAGCTTTGTCGCAGAGAAGGCAAAGAAGTTGAAACGCGCACAATTGATGTACATAGTATGCATCGAATAGGAGAGTGGAGAGCGCGTCAACCTGAAGCACGAATTTGGTTTGATCATTGTCTCATTGAAGCAGTCTACAGAGATGCACTCGTAGATGTCCAACGGATGATTATGCATTATAGTTTACCAACTCCAATCAAACCAACTCCAGATTTAAAGAAGACGATCCATGACTACAAACTCTGACGGCTCAAGCAACTTTCCTTCATTTGGCCAACGTGCTGAAATATTCTTTGGTGCTCGTGCATCTGGCAGATCATATATGATGATGAGTATGGCGCCAAAAGGTGCAACCATTCTTTGTAGATCTACTGAGCATTGGAACCGCATGATAGCTTTGCGCAACAAACTAAATCGTATGGATCTAAAAGTCAAAGTGCTCACTACACCACCTGTAGGTGATCCACCTTTCTGGCCAGACCATGAAACAATCACTGATTTGTTCTATCAAGCTGATATGCGAATTGCAGAACTAGTGAGAGTGAATAACAAGTTAGCAGCTCGTGTTCGAGAGGTAGAAGAAACCAACTTTCGGCAAATGGAACACATAGAAGATTGTGAAGGATGGATTAAATATGTCGCAGAACAACCAGAGCATGAAGCAATTAAACAAAGGGCAGAAGGAAGCTCACAAGCAGTACAAGAAATCATTGAAGAAACCAACACTGAGCAAGATTAGGTGTCACAAGTGTGGAAAGCCTGTTCCTCTTAATCTTAATCAACTTGTACTACGGGAGGTATGCCACTGTTGACCCTACCAAACAAAAACCAAGAACCTTTCAAGGTTTGGTACAAAGTAAACCTTGACCCTTGTATGGCTTGTGGCAATGGAAACGCTGAAAAAATGGAACTCATTACAGAGTATGATCCTAAACATCCTACATGGATTGGCTGGCGTTGTACCGTTTGTGGTCAAGCACATCATTTCAAAAGTGAGTATGGCAGATGAAGCTTCCAGAGAATGTTAGAGAGTGCGGCGTTTGCAAAGGCAAAGGTGAGTATAAACAAATGTACTGTCACGGCTGCGGAGGTGGTTACTTCCATTCAATGGGTATATGTGATTGGTGTGACGGCACAGGTTTTATGTACAAGGGTACAAGCAAAGCTGTTCCTCCAAGTGTTGTAGCACAGATTGAGGTGATGAATAATGATACCGACTAACATCAAAGAGATGAACGATGAGCTTCGTTATAGAACTCGTAACATGGATCTGGCTTTTCAGTGTGGCTGTACTGGTAATACGAATGCTAAGATTGCAATAATTGGCGAAGCTCCCGGCAAAGATGAGGTGCGCAAAGGTACTCCATTTATTGGAGCCTCTGGACAAGTACTCTGGAAGTCTTTACGCCAGCATCAAATTCTGCGTCCAGCAGTATATGCTACAAATGTTGTAAAGCGTCAGGCTGCATCGACTAAGTACACCAAGTATCCTGTCCAGAAGGATGAGTTTGACAAGTGGTGCACCATCCTTGAGTGGGAACTGGAGCATCTTCCAAATCTTGAGCACATTTTGGTTCTAGGTGATATGGCTTTGCAAGCTCTGTTCCATGTCACCGGTGTTACAAACCAACGTGGATCAGTTAAGAAGTGGAGAGATAAGAATGTTCTCATTTCTTACAATCCTGCATATGTTATGCGTGAGCCTAAGACAGAGATCATCATGCAGATGGATCTGCGACGCTTTACAGATGTTGTAGCAGGTACATTCAAAGAGCATCACGTAGAAGCGCTCATCAACCCATCTTACAAAGAAGCAATGGATTTTATGAATGCCCTTCTTGCTTCTGATAAGCCTGTTTCTTGGGACATCGAGTCAACAAACAGACAAACAGCGTGTCACGGTCTATCAAATGATCCTCATCTTGCTATGTGTATCAATCTTCGTGACCGCTCTCATAATCGATATACTGTGGAGGAAGAGTATGCAATCTGGCTCAAAATGCAAGAGATGGGTGATAAAAAACCCATCATCGCCCAAAACGGAAACTTTGACTCACATTGGACCGGATATAAAGACTGGACTCGCATTCCTATTTGGTTTGATACTCTGCTGGCCCATCATACTCTGTACCCTACTTTGCCTCACGGCCTCGACTTTCTGGTATCACAGTATACAACTCACCCATATTACAAAGATGAGATCAATGAATACAAAGAGGGAGGAAGCATCGATACTTTCTGGGAGTACAACTGTAAAGATGCTGCTCTCACCTATGCTTGTTACGAAAAAATTCGTAGAGAGCTTGAAGCACAAGGGCTGGCTGATTTTTATTTCAATCACGTCATGCGCCTTGAGCCTCATCTTGTACGGATCACTACTGAAGGGATTGCTACAGATCCTGTAGTTAAGAACCAAGTAGCAAGTGAGTTGATCGATGACCTTGAAAAGCAAAAAGATGCTATGACAGCACACCTTCGCAAGTCGTTGAATATGCCTCATTATACAATGAACTTCAATTCACCTGACCAGCTCAAGATTTGCCTGTTCAAGCATTACAAAGTTAGAACATTGGTGGACAGTACAGATGAAAAATCTCGGCAAAAGATATTGGACGACACTCGGACCTCACATGAATGTCGAGAGTTCATCATTATGTATAACCGATACAAGAAGGATGCTAAATTCTGCGGGACGTACGCAGAGATGGAACTCGACCCAGATAACCGTTTCCGACCAACGTTCAAACAACAGGGAGTATCAAAAGCTCCGGGCCGTTTGTCTTCAGCTAAAAATCTGTGGGGAACAGCTGGTAACGCCCAAAATTTCCCCCAACGAGCGTATGAGTTTATATGTGCTGACTATGACCCAGAGCTACAGGATGGAAATTGTGAACTCTTTTACTTCGATCTCGCTCAGGCAGAAGCTCGCGTCGTTGCTTGGATTGCTGATATTCCGAAATGGAAAGAGGACTTTGAAAAGGCACGTCTCGGAGGTAACTTTGATTGCCACCGATCTCTAGCAGCGGATATGTGGAATATCCCATATGATGAAGTTCCTACAGCGGATGTAGTAGATGACCAAGGAAGAAAACCTAGCCATCCTGATTTCAACGCTGCGACCGCAACGTTCACTCTCAGGTACAAATCCAAACGATGCCGACATGGCCTTAACTATCGTATGCAGTATGCCCGGCTCGCAGAAACAACTGGTATGTCACTCCTCGATGCCAAACGCTCCTATAACCTCTACCATCAAGCCTCACCTGAGGTTCAAGCTTGGTGGCGTGAAGTTGAGCGTCGTGCAAAACTGGAACGTGAACTGTGGACTCCAATGGGACGGCGGTATAAATTCCTCCAACAAATTGATGCAAAGGCTCTTGAAAGTGCTATTGCCCTTGTACCGCAATCTACCATCGGCGATAAAATCAAGAAAGTAATGTACCAAGCCCAAGAAGATGATGAATGGGATATGAACAAGATGCGAATTAAGCTCAATGTTCATGATGCTTTGATTGGTGTTGCTAAACCCGGTTATACTAAAACCGCACTACGCATTGCCAAGAAGTATGCAGAGGAACCAATCATCATTGAAGACATCTATAAGCGCGGTCGCAGTCCTTTAATCATCCCGGCTGATTGTAAAATCTCTCAGCCAGATCACCGCGGTATCCACCGTTGGTCAACTTTGCAAGATGTGGAGATTGCTGCATGACAAAGAAATGGTTCTTTTGGCAAAACTTTGGTGTAGGTTGGGGCCCTGCACTGAAGTATGGAGAGCGGCCAGATATTAGAGATGGAGCACTCTTTTCACAAAGTCACTATCTTGGCTCTGCTACAGATCCTGTAGATGTTACAGAACAAGCTTCTGATATAAACTTACTTATGAAGCAGTATCCAAAACCGGAGACACATAATGAAAGTCCCGAGTGATGTAAGAAAGCGATACTATTATGTAATACCAATGCCACTTGATGCATCAGGACAAGGACCTTGCACAGAAGAAGAGGCAAAAATTATTACATATGAAGTATGGGATATGACACTTAATACACACGGTAGTCATCGCTTACTCCCTGACGCAATCCAACTATGTGAAGACTTGAATAGGAAGCACTATGAAGAAGAACCACAATCTGATAACAATTAAAGTTGATGTAATGCACGAGACAGAAAAGGCTTGGCTCGTTGCTCCAGAAGATAAACCCAAAGAACGTAAATGGGTCCCAAAGAGTGTAGGACAATTACACACTGAAGGACTTGAGCAGGAACTAGAACTGCCTGAAGAGTGGGCATTTAGAGAGGGATTAATTTAATGGTACAAGAAGCCTCAGGATACATAACAGCTCAGGGTGTCTTTTTTGACACAAGAGAACAAGCTGAGTTTGCTGAAGCATCAGCTGAGTTACATGAGTCTCTACAAATGTTTGCTACAGGAGTTGTAGAGAGTGATGCCGCTAGACGACAAGCATCAGAACTCATCCTACAATTCATCAACACTTACCCATCAACAATTTTGGAATACATCGAAACAAAGAAAGGAATGGAAGTTGGCCCACGGTCCGATAGCAACGCAGAAGTTCCACGCGAAACTGAGACAGCATCTGATCTCGCAAGGAATGACGGGGATGACGCAGAACATGCTAATCCAGAAAACTCGAACAAAGATCTGGACGAGGGATCAGATACTGGAGATACTGGAGGAGTGGCTGGAGAAGAAGTGGGTACAGAAGTTCTCAATCAAGACGTCGCGGAGGCCAGCGATCACGTGGAGAGCGACGAGCCTACTCCGCGACGAATATCCAAAGACAGTGCTAAGCGGAAACGTCCCGCTTCTAGACGAGGAAAATGAGATAATCAATAGGGCTTCAGATGACGCTCAATTGAAAAAGTCTCATTAGGTGGAAGCATACCTTGTTGGTGGAGCATCTTGGTTATATCCAGCTCCACCTTTTCCATGAGATCTACTTGGGCTTGAAGTGTTTTATTCCTCTCACCTTCAAAGTAGTCAATCAAACGAATAACACTATCACGATCACCTAAATCAACTTCAAGCTCATCGTAGATATCCTTGATCATCCGTTCTTCTTTATACGCTCGGCGTACTTTCTGTACCGCTTTCTTGGATGGCTCTTCACCCAAGTTTGCCAGAGCTTGTTCTTCTCTTTCGTCAATATTATTGAACCACTTTTGGTACTCACGGAACGCTTCCTTGTTTCCTGCACTATACCGTTTTAGTAGTTTAAGCTGACGAGACAGGACAGAGTATTGAGCAGCCAACCCTGTCATACCATCATCATTCCGACCAATACGATCAACAATGATTTGGCCTACTGTTGGATACAGTGGGTTTTTTGGTGGTGCAATTGGGTTAGGTGCTGCTGCTACAATACTTGTAGGATCCATAATGTCTTTCATAGAAGGCATTTTACGACTGCGCAAACGATTACCTACACGATCAGGATTGTAATGAGCATCCCAGATTTCTCTGAACTGATCATAAGCTTCCATCTTCTTATTGCGCTCAGTCCATACAGGAGTAAACGCCGTTGAGCGAGTTTTCTTGCCCAACACGTTCTTAACTATCGGAGTTCTTGCAGCCATTTGATGCCCAAACTCTTCAAGCATCGCAGACGGTCCACCTTCAAAGAGCGATCCAAGAACCATCACATTTGTGTTAGTGATCCCACCAAATGCAGAACGTAGCATAAGCTCAACATTCTCAGGGAGGAATGAAGAGTAATCTTCTCTACGCTCAAATACTTCTTGAAATGGGTTCATAACACTGTCAGGAGCTGTATTACCTGTAGCAGCAAACATCTGTGTTCCAAATACAGGATAGCCAAGCATTCCTACATTCTCAAAGATGTTGCGGCCACTAGCCATAATAGCATCTCGGACAGGTTCAGCAGATCGAGACATTTCTCCTACAAGACGACTGAAAGGTGCATGCCACATAACAAGCTCATGCGGCAGAGGCACTTCAATCCCAAATCTAGGGTCCTGACCCGGAACACCTATGTACATGTTCATCGTCTGGTCACGTTCGGTTCGTTGCTCATGTGCATAGTGAGTGTATTCCGGGCCAAGCATGTTGTTCCAGCCTTCGGCAAGCATTGTAGGCATACCTACATACATCCATGCACGAGAAGACACTCCTACAGGATCTTCTGCAAACCGAGTGGCCAGACGTCTCATTCCTTGAACCGTTGGGTTCACATATGGAATTGTCTCCCTTCCAAATTCTACAGCACGGCCAATAGGTCCAGCTGCAATCTCTGCCAAGTCAGAACCACGCTGTCCACGACTTGCTACATCTGCTGTAATGCGTTGTCCAGCAGGGTTTGATACGCGTCCAGACCGGGTAGTATCTCCTGTAAGATTTTTAGCCAGTCGAACAGCATCTGCAGGATCAGCACCAGCTTTAACATTATTAATGAAAGTAGCGAAACGAGGTGCTTCTTGGATAGCGTCGTACATCCGAGCAAAACCTTGTAGAAAAGCTGCTGGAGTTCGCACAGTAGCCGCCAACATTGGATGGCGAGTTGCAAGATCATCCCATGATTGAGCTACCTCTCTGAGCACTCCACGACCAGATCGAATATTCGTCTTCATCAAGGACGCATCAAAGCCACCTGCTTCGTTTGCTGTATGATAAAAGCCGCGAGCATATCGATCTGATAGATTACGTGCCCAAGATTGACGAGTAGTATTATCCAAGAAAGGAATATGCCTAAACTCGTTTTGCAGAAGTTGCGCGGTTGCAATCTGTGTCTTAGCTGCAAGCTGTCTAAAAGGAGCTGTAACAGTTTCCAAGCCCGGCCCTTTTGTACCGGGTGGAGAGAAGACCATACCAGCAATAGCATCTCGTATCATTGTTGTAGGGGCAAAAGTCAACGAGAGTACGCCGGTAGTTCCATGCTCAAAGAGCCGCTTCAGTCCGAACACTGCCGGATACTGTGCGAGGTACGGATCAAATTTGAGCAACTCAGCTTGGAGTTTTGATGAAACGTATTTGGTCCTCTCTCCGTTCTTATAGACTTCAACTACACGACCTGTAGTATCTGCTACCTCATCGGCATCCATTTGAATGATTGTATTCCGACCATACCGAGAGTTTTGGATTGCATCAATATATGACCCGCGAACATCATTCTCCATTTTATAACGAAGCGCTGAACGTGTGTAATCGACCAATGCATCAATTGCATTAGTTCTGTCTCCAATATTCTCAATGCTTTCAATATCCCGAGATTGCAAAAACCAATCATCAAGAGAGCGTTGCCTCTGAGGCTGGAAAGCTTCTGCCATACGAGATAGAAGAGGTTGACTACGATCAATGCCAAAAATATCAATCGGAACGTAGTTCTGGCGATCCATGTTCAGAGCTTGCAACTGCTTTTCTGACAGCATTGCATTATTGCCTGAAGCCATAAAATCTCTTACAGCACTTGTAACTTGACGATACTGATCAGCAAACTGAATAGTTAGAGGTTCAATCTGTTCAAGATCAGCCCGACGCTGCCGAGCTGTAGCCAAAGCTCTTTGCGTTTCATCAGGTTTAATATTCTGACGAATGCGCAAGTTCATATCATCAATAAAGTCACCAAGTTTTAGGTATTCATCGATAGCCTGTTGGCTAGCTTCAGGCAAGCTCAAGTATTCCCGACGCAGCGTATCAGGTGCAATCGGAGAATTGAACTCACCAGCAAATGTCTTAAGTCGGCCGGAACGGGAAGCCTCGCCAACCCGCATCATAGCCGACGCTTGTGTATCCAAATCAATCAACTTCTGGAGATCATCTTGAGCAGGCACACCAGCCCGTTCTGCAATTCCAGAAAGGGTAGACTTCTCATCTACTACATAAGCTTTATACAGATCACTCGCAGTTTCAAGTGTTTCAAGATCCTGTGGAGCATTGCTGTTAATGTCTTTGACAGGTCTTACTACAGGTGCTGGAGGCTGCTTCTTCAGCTTCATAGCATTAACTGTACGAGTGGACATTTTAGGAGCCCAACCTATGCCCACCATTTCCAAGCCGAGATTAGTTACTTCAGGAATGATATCCGGAGTAGCCAGAGGATTAGTAGGATCAAGTGGTAGTTCACCACTAACTACTCGACCCGGAAGTGACGCAGCATCAAGCATTCCCTGAATTGCTCCGGGAATTGCAAGGCCTACATCACCTGTAGTCATATTCTTCTCAAACGGCAATAACGTGCCACGGTATACTTCATCCGTAGGCAACGTTACTTCTTCTTGAGCAAATTCTTCTAGTTCCCGAAGCTGGCGCTCAAAGTCATCCAGCTCCGGAAACGGGCTCTGTGTATTCGGATCAGCCATTAGAACTCATTCCTTCGACCAATGTCGACTGTGGAGAATTTTTGAGTAGGACGACTTCCACCTCCACCTCCGAAATTAAGCCTGCCAAGAGCAGAAGCAAGAGGACCAAAGTTGGGGGACTGTCCAGCAGCTCGCATAAGAGGACCGTAAGCACTTTGCATTGCCTGTGTGTTTTGACCAAGTGTCTGAAGCAATGTACTCAAAGCATTATCTTGGCGACCTGACAACTCTTGGTTATAAGTTGGACTTGCTACAGGAGATGTAGTAGTGCCATCAGCCAGACCAGCAAGTAGCTGCAATAGATTACCGTACTCTTGTTGATCCAAGGCCAATTCTTGACCAAAGGCTTCTCGTCCTTCCGCCACGGCACGGCCAAGTGCCTCGTCGAGCGACTCGATATTATTGCCAGCGGTAGCAGCAGCAATCCGACCCAAAGAACCGGAATTGCCCATTCTAAGAGCCTGTCTAGCGAGAACATCTTCGGCTTCCCTCCTGCCTCTGTCACGACTAGATAGAATGCGTCGGCGAGCATCTGCCTCCAACACCTCACGATTAGGCCGACTGCGATTACGAAACTCTTTGAACAGTTCTCCAAATTCATCATCAGCTGCACGACTTCTTACATCACGTCTTTCAGCGGCTTCCCGCATACGTGGTGCATCTTCTGTGAGCTGTGCCCGTTCTTCTCGTTGCATTGCATTGAGAATTTGGGCAGTCATTGGAGTTGTAATTGTCTGGAAACCTAGACCCGGAGTGAACCGAACTTCATTTCCTAGAGCATCTGATCGTGTAGCTTTTGCCAACCGTTCCCGTTCACGATTAGCTCTACGAGTTTCATAAAGTTGCAGATAGCCCAAATTGCGCTGGTCGCGTTGTGCACCAAGTTGAGCAAGAATACCTGCTCCACTTACACCAGCACTTAACAATGGACCTAGAAAAGCAACCATTACTGATCCCTAAAGTTTTCACGGTTCTCAAAATCAGTGATTTCGTCGTTTACAAACTCATCTGCAATATCTACTGGACGAGACATAAACGCTTCATTCATAAGAGCAAACAACTCTTTCCGTTTTTCAACATTAAGATTGTTCCAAAGATGCTCAAGCTCATCTTCTCCATGCCGAGGATCCACTGAGTCCTCTACAACACCACGTTGACTTTCATCACCGGGAACATAACGTCCTGTTCCATCAGGGTTCATGACCAACTCTGGCCCAAGAAAGCCACCAGCAGCTTTTGCTTTACGATATGGAAGTTCGAAGTAAGCATCTCCCATTTGAGCTATTGGATCCTCTGCTTGAAACTGCATAGAAGCGTCTCCGCCATGAGCATCTCCAAACTCTCTTTGAGCTTCTTCATGCGCTCTACGACCAACAAGCTCAGAACTTGCTCTAGTTTGGCGATTGGCTGTATTTACATTAGGAGGATCATTTTGCAAACCCATGATTTCAAGGAATGCTCTTTGAATATCCAATGCTTGAGGGGATGCACCTACAGCTTGCTCTAACTGTTGTCTAGCAGGAAGAGATTGAGGTGATGGGCTATCAATAGTTTGTAGCACTTGAGCTGCTACATCATTTTTATAATGGCCGGGCATGTGATTTTCCTTTAGTAGTGAAACTTAGGATTACGATACATCTCTTGTAGGTGCTGATAAATAGGAAGCAAGTCTTCTACAGGAACCCCTTGCATAAATTCCCGAGCATCAAAGTCGTCAGCAATTCCACCATTCTCAAAGTGTTGAGGTTCCATCAAATGACCAATCCTATCATGATCTTTGTCCATTATGTCTAACATAATAGCCTCAATCACCTGCTCTTGTGATGGATTATCCGGCATTCTTTCTAAGCGACTATTGAACTCTTTTCGAAGATCTTGTGCCCATTCAGGTTCTTCACCAAGTTGAACCATAAGCCTTCTTTCAGCTTCAGCTCTTGCAGGGCTAGTATCAGGCATCTGCTACAACTCCTGTATCAGAATGAGATGCTATCACCTACTGCTTCATCATCATCTTCCTCGGTATCTGGAGCAAGACCTGCAAGAGCATTAGGATCAAATGGAAGGTTCTGAGCACCTTGAGCTGAACCAGCAACATTAGCCAAACCTGAAGTTGAGAACAGATCTGTTGGAGCCAAGCCACGTAGAGTTTGACCAAGGTTATCAAAGAAGTTGATTGCTTCAGTGTCAATGTTTGTGCCAACCTGATATGGATCAAACGTAGAGCCAAGACGCAAGTTATCAACTGTTGAACGACCAGTGTTAGCAATGTCACGCAACGATGCACGACCACGCTCAAGCTCACCAGCTCCAAGCTCATCAAGGCGCAACTGAGCACCAGCTCGCTGACCTGCTACATCTTCTAGAGCAGCATCAAAACCAGTTTGAGTAATCACACCACGCTCAAGCAAATTACGTGCATACTGTTCAGCATCAGCTTGCTGTTCTGCAAGAATTGCTGCCAGTGTTGCATCATCTGCTGTGTCAGTGATCCGGTTCGCAGCAAAACCATATGGAGCAATTTCATCAATTGTGCGTCCAAGACGATTGCGCAAAGCTGCTTCTTCTGCATCGTAAACAGATTGGCCAAGTCCTTCAAAGTATGAACCCGGAGAAGCATCAAGATCTGGAATACCACCACGAATAGCATTTGCCCGAGTTGTAATTGCTGACGAAAACTCGTTTGGATCAAGTCCTTGAGTTGTAAAGAAGTCATTCGCTGCTAACAATGCATTATCAAATGCACTAGATACATTTGTGTCAAAGCGTTCACGTTCTTCACGACGCCGAGTTTCTTCAGCTTCTCGAGCACGTCTTGCTTCTTCTGCTTCAATTCGAGCAACTTCTGCACTATTGTCTTTTGGTGCGCCACCGCTACCCATGGTTACAGTTCCTTCTGATTAATAGACCCGATATGTTCATAACCAAGATACTTTGCCAACTTGGCGAATTTATCTGGTTTATATCCGTTGGTCTGTGTTAGTCTAACGGCCTTGAGGCCAAGCTCTTTTCCCCACTTCTCATACTCTGCTACAAGTGTTGTAATGATCCTCATCGACTTGCGATGTTCTGGCAGAATGTAGAGGAAGTGATCGTCCGCGTATGCTTCTTTGCACATAATAAAGTTTGTGACTGAAGCACACAGGCCACCGACTGGAACGCCGTGCTGTTTAGCTAACATGCAGAAAAACCGTGGATCTCCCAAACGAGAGATTAGCATCTGCTGAATAAAACTACTATCAAAATCGTAGGACTGATAACCATAAGATTTCAAGGATCTTTCAATCCCTTTAAGCATCATAGGTATATCTTGCCCTCCATATTGAGAAAAGTCAATCATTCTTTTGTTCCTCTACTACAAGTTCTGTAGCATTTTGTTTTATTTTCCAATCTTCATAAACGAGACTGGCATATACTATCGCAGTTACACACATCATAGATGCAGAAAGTAACCAAAATTTGTCAGCGAGGGTGCGAACCTCCTCCGCTTCTTTCGGATTGCTCGTGTCGAACACGATGGATTTGTAGATCCCGTTGCAAGTCCCGTAACTCTTCCTGTAATCTCCTGACTTCTCGTTCAAGTGTTTCATAGTCATCCCCTAATTGACCTATATGTCCTGAGTGCGCTGTTGCATGTTTAGCTACATCTGTCTCAACTCGCTGAAGTCGGTTTACTTTATCTGTGATAAACTGCGACGCGGTGAACACAACACCAACAACACCTACCAAAGACAAGAAAAATTTAACCCGAGCATCTGTTAAATTGAGGGACGGTTGTGGTGTTTTTGCATTCATTAAAATTCCTTCATCTACAACGGAAGGTTTCGTACCTCTCTTTTGCTTTAGCTACATCAATCGCAAAAAGTCTGTCATTTGTTATTATATAATGATTTGTTGCAGGTTTTGCGTCACGTATCTTTGGGAGAACGTCACACGGTTCAGTTGCTACTTTCGTCGTCTGGCAGCTCGCAACCACCAAGGATAGCACAGAGAGCAGGATCGTCGGCATTATCCACGACGCTGTCACTCTCAATCGTTTGCTTGAGTATCTTAATTTTTCCCTCAGCTTGCTCCAGTTGAATTTTATGAAGTACATCTCTTCTACCTTTCGTGTAAGAGAATAGATTTGTTCCGAGCATAATGGCTACAAGTGCTGTAGCCACTATTGCTTTTGGGTTGAGAAGGATTGAAGCCAACATCAGAAACGCATGCCTCCAAATGATCCATTCTCATTAATCATATCAAGGGCAATGCCAGCACTCGGGGAGACTGGTGCTCCTGTGATATCTGCACTTACATCAAGGGATGCCAAACCACCATTATTCACTCCTGCTCCAGATCCAAAATCAGTTGATGCTCTTGCCAACTCAAAACGATACTGTTCTCCAGCATTCTGAGGGGCAAAGTTCAGTGGAATGTAGAGTGTTTGAGATGTATTAGCATCATCAAGCACTTCAATCGCACTGTCACCAATTGCATTCCACATTACACCACTATCGGTACTTATTTCAGCCCAAGAAGCCAAATGAGCTTCACCCATACTAGATGTGCGAGTAAACTGAAACCTCAAACGGCCAATAAACCGCCGTCCTACAGCAGCTGGCTGAAACTCTAGAATACCTCCTGCACTCAAAGTAACATACGTTGTTTCTTCAATTGTAGGAGTTCCAAAGTTAATATCAATTGGAGTGTCTAGAACAGAGGGCTCTTGATTTGCTGTTGAACTGCTAAGAAGCACATTCTTAAAGCTGTTCGCAACATCCCAATTCTGGTCCATCTCCTCCCAAGTGAGTGCGAGGCCTTTTACTAATCGCTTGATAAAGCCAACCATTATCCACTCTCCACGTATCCTGCAACTACATATCCTGTAGTTACATACTCATCAGATACTTGTTTATCTCCAGATGCCAAAGAACCTTTTTTGTTAACTTTGTTTGGCATCGGCTTGTTTGGTGCATTAGGACTGGACATAATCTAATGTCTTTTTAGCAGGATTGATATATGCAATCCCTGCACCACCTGCAACTACTCCAAGTTGATACCCTTTAGGAATATCAATGAACTCTACTTCCTTTGCAGCAAGCAAAGCTCCATTTGCAGTACTCACAGTTTCGTTCAAAGGAAGCACGGCAAACCAACTTTCAACATCACAAACAAGTCGAACAGTCTCTGTCGACAACTTTGCAGCAGGTTGGTAGTACGCAGCACTTGCACTAAGAGCAAGCTGTGATCCCTTCAACACTGATGTAGTTTGAAGTCTCATTATATGTCCTTTCCTACAGGCGTTGTAGTAATGGAACGAAGGTAGACATTCCCCAGATTAACCACAACAATGGCTCCGATCAAGACTTCCCGCGGAAACTCGATCACATGCATATACTCAATGACGCCTGCTCCAACTGCTACAACAGCTGTAGCAGCATTGACGATTATTGTTCGATAGCCTTTCTTGATCATTTTAACCTCCAAAGAGCCATTGCCATGCTTGGTACAGAAGATAGCCTATACCAACTGATCCACCAGTTGCTACAACACCTGTAGTAGTTTTCTCGGCTATAGTTGTTGGTACAGCCGGTGATTGCCATTTACAGTTTTTGATTTCCTTCCAGAGTGCCCGTTCTGTTTTTGGTCCCATCTTACCATCAGCAACATCAGTGTAATGTGAAGAGCTGGATTGAAATTGGCGAATACCCCTTTCATTGAGAGTATGCCCAAGGAGAGCCAACCAGAATAGACGAGTGTATCTAACACGCTCTGCATGATGCGTAGTGCCTCCATTCACTGCTTTGGTGAGGATTTTAATATTTTCCTCTTTTGCACTTTGAGCAGTACGCTTGCCGCGCTCGACCATGCAATAATGGAATGCATCTTCGAGAGCAACTTCAGGATCTTCCTTTAACAGCTTCCGGACTTCTGCCAAAGAAACACCAAGTCGTTTGGCTGCAATCGACAAATTGGTGTGACCTGTCCGTTGGATCAAGCCAGCACCTTTATTCAATCGACCATCGCCATCTCGCTCAGGAGTGTTACCCAAATCAGTACGAGTATCATATGCATCACCAGAAGCATACTCTTCCATCGTTTTGAAATGGTCACTCTCTACTGCAATCTGACCCAAAACCAAGCCAGCATACACAGGAGTTACTTTATATTTAACTGCAACTGAAGGAAACGCTTTCACGATCCCTTTAATGATAATTGGACTGCCTACATTGCCTGTAGCATTCAGCAAATCCGAACCATCCAAGTATTCAATGCCTCTCATCTTAGCTTCCCATAGCTAGATCAAAGTTGGTTTCAACTTGATCATAAGTGGTTACAGAACCTCCATCAACTTGACCTTGTACCACTTCTTCTGAAGCGAATGCTTTTTTCACAAAGTCGCCAACCGCTGTTGCCATTTGCTGACATTCATCTCGGTTCAAAGTAATAAAATTCCCCTCCTTGTTTTTGAAGGGAGTGCTAAAAGTTGGATCAATAATCGTTCCTAACAAAATTGCATTGAACTTTGTTTGGCTTCGATCATCTGTCTGCACAGGAAATGTATGGCCATTTACTTGTACAGTTAAACCTCCAGTCTCAATCTTCCAACGATAGTCAGCAAGATGAGCTTTAAGCTCTGCTACAGTAGGTGTAGGAGCTACATAGGGAGCTATTACTATGCCCATTTCAACCAATTCAAAGTAATCAGAATTGCCTTCAAAAGGAATGACTGATCCAACTTTGTCTGACCGCTCAACATATTGATGATCAGGGTCAATGAATTTTGCTGTGATTGTCATGTTAAAGCTCCGAGATTGCAGTGAAGTGTACCTGCTGGAATGATGTTGTAACAGTTGAGATTGCTCCAGCATTATGAATAACACAACCATGTTGACCCGGATTGGCTATTCCTGCTCCAACATCTGCAGCTAGAACACTATCATATAAGTTGCCAGCATTACCTGTTCCGTGTGAATAAGCAGTTACTGTAGGAGTTCCTCGCATTGGCGGATTGAAATAAACATCCCATTTAGCAGCCCAAGCAAGAGAAGATCCAAGTACATTCCTATTCGTCAACAAACCCGGAGCACTACTAATTGCACCCGGAGCAACATTCAAGTTATACGACTTCTGCATATAACGTCTACAAATCATATGCTCAAGTGAAAGAAACCGAGCACTAATCGGATCATCTTCAGGTGCAACAGTCCCCGGTACAACCGATACATGCGCAAGACGAAATGTATACGTTGCATTAAGAGGCAAATCAATATTGAGGATCAATTGACTATTGCCATTCGTCCCAAATATCTTACTAAAGACAGATGGTATATCAACTTCGTATTGATACATCGTCCAACTACCACCAATGCTAACAGCATTTTGTAATACCAAATTAACTTGTGATGAAGGTGATCCACCTGATCCAAAGTTTTGGTGCAGAGAGAAATTAACTGTTCCTGCACCTGCCGCTTCTGCCCAAATCGTAACAGTTGCTTTGCCATTGTGTAATGTATGAGCATCTTCAATCTTCTGCCGAATACGATTGTATGTTGCGCCTGATCCTGCAACTGTACAATCATACTCCATATACCACTCACGGGATACAACTGGTGGAGCAGCTTGTCCAGCAGGAAACTCTGTTATTGCTACATCTACTGTAGCACCAGAACCATCCCTTTCAACAAGCCAACGATCAGATGTATAGTTAACACCTGTTCCTAAACCTGTAAAAGATGTACCTCGTTGATTAACATTAAAGATCGGATTAGCAAGTTTGTTTCGAAAACCTACCAATGGCGATGCGTTGAGCTGATGAGGTTGAATAAGAGGAATTGTCATATTAAAGCTCACTCTCCGCTGTCCACTGCAAACGCCATACATCACCCAAATTAACATTTGATGAGGTTGACGGATTAAACAGAGCACTAGTTGCAGTACCTGATAGATTGGCATTCTCTTCTACAGAGACAGACACATTTAGGTATTTACCAGCTGTGCCTGTATTACCGTATGCAGTCATAGTAGGCGAAGTCCGTTTTGGTACAACAAACCTAATCGTTGTATAATTCTGGTTTGAAGCATTTCGAGCAAAATTGCCGTATGTTGAACCTGATGCACTACCTGAACCAACTGCAGTTTCTTCTGGCCACGACTTCTCATAATAACGCATTGCAAGCAACTTATCATGCGCTCTATGTCTTGGCCGGAATATATCATCTTGGTCAGATGCATCACCTTCAACAAGTGCAAACTCTTTCAAAGTTAGTGTTGCTGTAGGATTAGTAGCATCATGTGGCCACTCTACTCCAACTTCAACAGAGTTATTGCGTGTAGGACTGTCACCAATTGTTTTTCCTGTTAGATCATCAACGTCTACAACAAGCTTAATAACGTTATCTGCACCTGAAGTGATAGCTTGATCTGCAGAAATATAAAAGGCATTGACAGGAGAAGGACTATTCGAGCCAGTGCCAAACTGTTGCCACATACGCAAAACAATTTCAGTGTCCGCGGTTGTAGCAATTTTAAGATAAATTGTTGCTTTCTTGCCTGCAAGTGTACGAACGTCTTCAATTCGCTGCGTAATAAAAGCTGACGCAGTTCCTGCAACACTTCTTGCAAGTTGCAAACCATACAAAGGATCTCCCCCGGTATAATCTGCGACTTGAGTAACAGATACAGCAGCACCTCCACTTATGCCAAGCTTCCAGCGATCAAGTGTGTAACCACTTGCTGTGTATGGTCCACTCTTCCGCTGATCCAACCAAAAGTTACCATTGATCAGCTTATCATAATAATCATCCATGATACCAATATCAAGCTTAGCTCGAATAGCTGCAAGACCGGCATCATCATTAACTAATTGATCAGCTCCAACTGTTCCATCAGAAGGTGTTCCAATATCAACAGCTGTCAACGTAACCCATTCAAGATCATCTCCATCTACAGGTGCTGTAGTATAGACTATATCTGATCCAACAATACTGAACTCACTCTTTGGCACATACTGGCCATTTGTGTATGCAAAGACAAAGTTCTCGCTGATAGGTGCAGCACCAAGATTAAAAGTTGTAGTTGTGCCATCGCCTGTACCACTGTTTACTACAGGACTTGTAGCTTGACCTACATCGTACCAAGTAGTAGTGCCAAGATCATAAATCCGGGCAACAAGTGTAACATCGTTGAAATACAGCTCTCCTCCTGTTAAAGGATCTCCATTCTCATCCAATGTTGGATCAGAAGACTGTGCCCCAAGATAGTGCCCATTAAAAGTAGTTAAAGAGCCTAGGGCAGAAGCTGCTGAAGCTGCTGCATTTGTTTCCGATGTTGCCGCATTTGAAGCCGACGTTGCCGCCGCACTAGCACTTGAAGAAGCTGAAGCCGCAGATGATGCAGCGTTGCTTTCACTTGTCGCTGCTGCTGAAGCGGAATTTGCTGCGTTAGTCTCGCTTGTTGCTGCATTAGCTTCACTCGTTGCTGCATTTGCCTCAGACAATTGAGCTGCATCTCGTGCCGCTTCTGCCTCAGCAATTACAATTGAGAAGTCTGCGAGGATATCCCAATTTGCAATATCTGGAGGAAAAGTAGCACTAGAAGTATGTGTAGTATTACACTGGTAATACGTTTTGTTTGTAGTTTCATAGATAATATCCCGCGCAGCATAAGCTGTTGCAGGTGCCCAATTACCTCTCCACGTACCAATGTTTGTTACAGGGGCCCACCGACCCGGATTTGCCGTACGATCGTCAGCAAAAAGTGTAGGAGCTGCTGGAGTTGTATGTGAAACAACACACTGCCAGATCGTTCCCAACTCAGCATCTACATAGTTCTCACCTACTACAACTGCTGTAGAGTTTGTCCACAATCCTTGAACAGACAATCCAAACACAGCTACCGCAGCATCGATGATACGATAGTTATCCCACGCATCATCATGCCACGTTGTAGTATTAAAGTCGATTAGTTTTAACCGCAAATTCGGTGTAAAATCCGTCATCTGTGGAATGTCCCATTTTTGTACAAGATTGTAATCGCGTCAAAGCCAAGCCCTTTTCTGCCTGAGCCGACTATTCGCAATTTCATCTTATTGAATTGTACTGGAAAACCCCAACGGCGCTCATCCGCTGTTCGTCTGCCGCCCCCATACGGTTGGGGACCGTTGCCATAACCGCCACTTTCGGCGCCAACAAAATCTAAAGTAAGAGCAGGATCTAAATTACCACCTGCATCTAGTCTAATATCATCAACGAAAATTTGCAAGGTGAAATTTGAGGCACCTGACGTATCAAGGCCCAAAAATCCTAGATGTTTCTTTCTCATACGAGATTGAAGATCAGACCAAGGAAGCTCCCAAACGAAGTCAATTTCATCTCCGTCGTTTTCTTCCCAAAATTCTGCATCTAAGTCATCTGCAAATACGCCTGATGTGTGAGCAACAATACACCTATACGCCGTACTACCTTCTTGGACTTTGTCCCCAACTACATATGCTGTAGACGTTGCCCAAACTGAGTCATAGAAACCTACTTCATCAGCAAGATATTGCTCACCATCATACAACTCATTACCAAGCTGGAATACATATGTATCTCTACACAGAAAGACGCGCTTGCCCTCTGTTACAGCAGCACAAACATAATTCCATCCAGTCGCTTTTGCCCAAGCTAGCTTGTTCAAAGTATCATCTGTACCACCAATATACATATTGTACTCAGAACCGTCGTAGAGCATAAGCCAGACAGAGTCATCTGCTGTATTCAAGAAGCTAAAACTTCTAATCCTATCAGCATACACTGTTGGAATTTGTCCTTGAATATCCGTTTGGATCTTATCAGACATAAGTTTCGTTGCTGTACCAGTAATAAACGTATTCTGCTTCATACGCTTAAAGCCGCCGGGTGTTGTAAACCCTGCCGCTTCTGGAATGATCAACTCTGTTCTATGAGATACAATACCAGCTTCTTGAATAGTCTCAATCCACTGAGGTTCATGCGTTGTACCAGCAGCATCATAAATACCAAGCTGGAATACTACAGTAGCTGTAGCAAAGTGGATCAGAAGCAAGTTCTTGAATGACGATAGACCACGAATTGAACCACCTGTAGATGGTGCAAACGCAGCAATATTCAAACTAATTGCGTCATTTGGCGCAGGATCTCCCGGCCATGTACCACTAGTTCCAGAACTTGAGATATAAATCGTATCCGGATCGCCTGTAATACCAGCAATAACTGTATAGTTAGAGCTAGTCGTAACAAATTTGCCGATTGGGACATTTACGTTCGAACCGGTTGGGATGTCTTGGAGATACGTAACTGTAAGATCCGAGGCTATTAGAATAGGCTTATCTACACCATTACAAACAACAAGTTCATTTTTGAACTCTGTAAAATCAATTAAGTCTAATCCAGTTGACCATCCAGCAGGAGCACCCGGAAGAGCATTTGCAATTGCTGTATTCCAGATTGCTGTAATAGTCCCATTTGAGTCAATTTTTGCAATCTCACCATCTTCAGTCATAGTAAGAAGATGATTTTGGAAGTAGTCGTTTTCGATGATGTTACCATTTACTACAGGACTTGTATCCCAAAGATAATTAGTGCCATACCGAAGTTGTTGAGAACCATCGCCTTGCTTATAAAAATTCACCAAATCTTTAGCAAAACGAGAATTAAGCTGAAGGTCATTATCAACTGTGTTAAGACCTCCAGCAAAATCTGAGATTGTAGCTTCTTTGAACTCGCTAGGCTGACGACGCCGACGAGCAATTTTCTGTCTAACTGATTGTTTGAACAGTGAAGTCACCTGTTCGTCCTCGTGTTCCATGGCCAATTGGAGTTTCGCCTTCTTGGCTCACAACATCACGATAGATCTGTTCGAACATACCCTGACATTTGGCCGCGTTCGTGGGATTAATCCCATCTGTGTCCAGCAACAACCATGAGGCCCCGTTTACTACTAAGTCCCGTGGAAACGGAACGATGTCATCGGGGATTTGAATTGTAGGTTCAACTTTGAACTCGATATCTACATCTACTGTAGCAATGTTAGGAAAGAACTGGATCATCTTTGTTGCTGCTACTGGATCTGTCCAAGGTAGCGGACGCCAATACTTTGCTCTATCACCTTCTACACGCAGATAATCTCTGTTGAAAGCACGAGGAACTGTATCATCATTGTCCGAGCAGTGAATAGACAAGATGTGTGCCCACTCTTTCAACTCATCTCCTAAAGTTGCCGTTACAACACCTGTAGTACCATCCAGCTCATATGTTTTTGTAACTGAGAGATGGTCCCACCGCCGTTTACGAAAGAGAAAGTCAAAGATGTTCTTAACCTGCAATTCAGCTTGAGGTTCAGTATACGTCTGAACACTCGTACCAGAGACGAGGCCGACATTGGTGATCACTTCTTGAGTGAGTGCTCCCAAGGATAGAAAAGCCATTGTCGGCCTCCTCTTTTAGTGTTTAGAACTGCGTACCATAGTATTGAGGCATACCATGCAATCCGCCGTTGTCATTGTCATTGACCCAATCAGTGACTTTAGCCCAGACTTTGATATTGTCTGCACCATTAGCCGCAGCATTAGGAATGTACGTACCACGAGGATCGCCAGAAGTAGCAGTAGCTGGATCTGTTGCATCAAAAGCAACAAAGGTGCCAGATGTAGTTTCAACTTGGTTGCGGAGTGTATACTCAACAACCTGTGAAGCATACGGCATTCCAAGTTTGGTACCAAACCCAACAGAAATAGTGACAGCATTGCCTGCTCCACCATCATGCACAAGTTTGTCAACCCAATAGAATGCTTTGTCACCTACTACAGCACTTGTACCATCAGCATTGGTAACAGTGATCTGTTCGACCATAGCCTGACCAAGATAGTCACGACCATGAACCTCAATAATCACATCTCCACCTGTTGCACCAGAAGCAGCTGCCTGAACATTCTGCCCAAAGCGAGCTGAAGCTGTAGGAGGAGTAGCCAATGCTACAGTAGTTGTAGCTCCTGCATCAGCATCAATACCACCATTGGTAATATTTGTCGAAGATGAAGCATTTGGAGTACCAAAGTCCACCAATACTTCACGACGCTGACCAAGTTCGGCACCACAGGACATGCATGGAACATAATATTCCATACCTGAGATGAACTCACGCTGCGCTTGCGGCATCATAGTCTCCTTCGTTCATGAACTTGACGAGTGCATCACGGTTTTTGCAGCAACGAATAACTTGCTCCTGCATATCCCGATAGGCCTTCTGTCGCGCTTCCATAGTACGAGCATGTTTGAAGCGGCCTACAGGACTTGTAGTGTCCGTGACTTTCTCAAGGTTGATGATTTCCGGCTCACGATCAACCAAACCCTTTTTCTGAGCTTGAGCTTTCGTCAGTCGATAACACTGGCCAAAGGGAGTATAGAGCATATACCCTCCAGTCTCTTTGACCGTTTTCTTGGTGTTGTGCTTCTTCTTCTTATCAAAAGAAGTAATCTCACGATCCCATTCTTCATCAAAGGGAAGGAGCACAAACTCAAGTCGAGCACCTTTAAGTGCGTTACCAGTAGCCATGATACCTCTTATACGGAGTTGGTTCCATAGGCATGAGTACGGTAATTCTTCCAGTTACAAAGCTGGTATTCCATGATGTAACGGCGGCCAATGGCATCCATGTTCCACGGAGAGTTCAGCTTCTTCACCTTCATATTCGCACCACGCAAGATATGGAGTTTCAGATGCTCGTCATCGACGAAATAGAAGTCATTCGGGTCCATATACTCATCGTAAATGACCGGAACGCCTTGGTGAGTTGTGCCGACAACGCCGAGGTTGATCAGCTTTTTGCCAAAGCCTGTATCCTTGAGGGAGATTTGAGCTTTGTCACGCGCTGCTGCACGATGCTTGCGCCAGATGTTACGTCCGACGAAGATGACGTTTGGTTTCGCATCATCATGTGTCAGATCATCAAGGATATCGTCAAACGCTTCCTCAATGTTTGTTTCATCCAGTCCACCATCGAAGTCGTAAGCGGAGTTACGGAACAGCGGAGTTGCACCGAGATCAATACCACCTACAGAACCTGTAGTTGGATCAGACACGATGAGGTTCTGAATACCATTAGGTTTGGCACCAGAGTTAAGGCCAACAGCATCAGTACGCTGCTTCTTCTTAATAGCATGCTCAAGAGCCTCAAGCTTGCCAGAAAGAATGTCGATGATCTTTGCATCGCCTTTGTTCTCATCACTTTCCTGTTCGGACATGACAAGAGAACCAACGAGACGGGTCATGTTATACAAGACCGTGTCAAATTCGTTAGTTTCATCGATCGATACAGTATCAAAGTAAGTTGCGTTTGATACGTTGGGGTTGGAACCGGTAATGATCGGGTTTTCGATCTCTGGACCACCGTCTTCCATTTCAATGCGACCAGCAGCAGCCAGATACGAGTAAATACCGCCAGCAAGTGTGGCAGCAAATACCATTTTCTTCCGACTGCGATTTGCCATCGCGTGGGTAAGTGCCTCAGGAGTTGCCAATTTTAGTCTCCGACTCTAGCCTGAATATCCTTTAGCAAATCCCGACCAATCTGTTTGAATGATTGATTTGGATCTGCTGATGAGTTCCGAAACTTTTGAGGCCGTTTCCTTTGACGCGTCTGTGACGTCGATGCTGGATCAACTGGCTTCTTCTGTTCGGGCTTTTGGGCAGCCTTTGCCTTTGCTCTAGCAACACCTTGTTGAAGGTTGTGCCAAATCTGATCATAGGAAAGGTGCGGGAACCTGCTCTTAGCGTCATCAATGTACTGTACAAAGGGACGCGCTTGAGGGGTTTTTTCCAAAAAGCTCATCGCTTCTCGGGCTTCAGGAGTGTCGGGAACGTCTACAGGTAATGTAGCAGAGGCTGGCTGTTTCTCTGGTTCATTTTGTTTCTGTGACGCGATGTACTGCTGGACCGCCTGTTCAGCTATAGTTTTGGGGTCCATTACATCGGGAGTCCCGAGTTCACTTAAATCTATACCATTTAATTGCATCAACGTCAAGAACTTTTTGGCTGCACCTTTCGGATCAACCTTCGACATTGCTGCAATTTCCAAAGCCTGACGCTGTTCCGCATCAACCAATCCAATGGTATCTCCATAGTTTTTGCTTTCGATCAGTTTATCATATTTAGCTTTAAGCTGCTTACCTGCATCCACCACTTTTTGCATATGCTGAGAAAGCTCAACAGTCTGACGATGCTGCTTTTGAAACTCCCCACGGAACCTCTCGAACATCTTTCGTTCAGTACCTGATTTGGCAATAACTTTGCCATTCAAGGTAATATTACCAGCCGCATCAGTTTCATACGGAGTAATAATATCTTTGGTTGAGAACTGGTCAGCTTGCTGCTGTTGTTGCTCAGGCTTCTTAGCTACAGGTGTTGTAGGCTTCTGAGCCTTTTCTTTGATAGGAGTTTTGCCTTCTTCCTCTCCCATCAACTCAGCTTCAAGTTCAGCTTCTAATTCTGACTTTGATTGCCCTTTTGGATCTTCATCATTGTCATCATCATCGAGAGTATCACCTCCCGGAACGTCACCTTCAAGCTTGAGATCATCATCCTTCTCGAACTCATCATCCCCTGCAAAGATGGTATCGACAAGATCGTCTTGAAGATTTTCAATATCACTGCTGTTGGCCATTTTGTGTACTTACACCTCGCTGTAGGTTGGCTGCTGACTCTGTCTTCAATTGTTCCCAATCTTCTTCTCTGATTGAGAAGTTACTAAATGCGCCTTCAAAGAGACGCAACAAGAGGCCAGTAACTGTTGCTGGTGCCCCCTGTCCTACTTGGCCAAGAACTTGACCGAGTTCCATTGCTTCACGACGTTTGAACAAACTTGTAGGTTTTTCTGTAGACCCTGCTGCTACAACCATTGTATATGACTTGTTAAATTCAGGAACAGGCATATTACGGAAGGCCGCAGCTTTCTCTTCTCCAATCATCTCAGCAATCTCTTCAGGTTGATACTTAGATACAATCAATTCACTGATTGCCCAACCCAAAGACTCAAATTGTTCTTCTACTTGATCAGAGATGAAACTTGTTGCCTCATTTTTAATCTCACCATAGAAGTCTACTTGTTTATTTGTGGTATTCGTCTTGAACTGCTCACCACGTTCAATATCAGAGATGTTTGAAGTCTTACCAAGGCGCTCTCTGAGATTTGCAGTATTAAACAATCCTTCATATTCGATTGATGGAGGAGCAAATACTTCCACCATCTCAGAAACTCTCTTCACTCCTTCAGCTTTAGCAATACCAAAAGCTTTCACTTTTCGTGGATTGTTCAAATGGTTTATGAGCTTCTCGACCTCTTTCGAGTCAGCCACGTCTTTATCATACAAGAGCGCACCGAACACACTATCGCGAATTTGTTTAAGCTTACGGTTTGTCTTATTAATCTCATCAACATATCCAATATAGTGAGCAGGTTCGCCACCTTGCATAATAGTATCAACTGGCTCATTAAACCCAAGAATAAAGAACGGATAGAACCGAGAAAGGTTCATTGTATCTTGATACACATGCAATGGATACGCCATATCATCATGACGATATAGATAAATACGTCGCAGCATTCTATCATAGATACGATAGCACAGTGTTTTATCCTGCATACGCAACTTATCTTGTTCTGTCGGATTGTCTCCAAGAACAGTATTCAATATTTCAGTTTGTACGCTCTCTTTTGTTTCGTCTTTGGTACGATCACGTTTCTCTTTCATTGTATGCTTAGGATTAGCAATGAGACGCAAAGTACCTTCTTCATCACGAGTATAATACTTCTCATTGATAAAATTCTCATCAAGAGGCACCAGTTCTACTGCCCAATTACAAGTAGAAAGGTCATACATCGTTGTTTCAGGATCAAGGATCAGTGCTTTCGACTGAAGAGTATTGAGCTTGATACCTTTGTCTTTCAACAATGGCATAGTCTCATACAACGCTTGTAGCGCCCCCATGAGACGATCAATTTCGTCCTCAGAGTCAGCATTTTGAAGCTCTTGCTCAATTTGAGAAAACTCATTAATAGCCTCATCTCTGGAACCTTCTTTGTCCTGAAAGTCCAGCTTCATCACACCAAAATTAGTGAAGTGTCCATGCAAAATCCACCGCTTCATATGCTGTTTCAAATTGAAGCCCGGAGCAGTTTCTTTATTTGCCATAAATTGAAAAACTTCACTCAGAACCTTTACCATAGGCTCTGCCTGCTTTGTCATGGCAGTAAATTCTAAATGAGGATTTTGTGTATAAGCTGTACGCATGAGAACACGAATGTTATCACGAATAATAGGCTCATCAACTGCAGATTGAGGAACATCTGCTACATCCGTAATATTCTCGATCCCTTCCATAGATTGGATCTGGGCTTTTTCGTATTCATCTGTAACTTTATCCCACATATCATGAACAGCATCATAGGCTTTCATAGCATCATCAATACGACGTTGCCAAATCTTGCCTACAACCTTTGGGACAGGAATAGACATGCCACCAGCCAGTTTATACTGACCTAGTTCACGTTCAGCTTCTTGCTCATTAGTCTCTACATCTTCTGTAGTGCCTACAACGTTCAGCTCTACATCTTCTGGGACTACGCGTCTGGGGCCTCTTGCCATTCGTAATACTCCGGTCTTACCACTGGTACATGATACATAAATGTGGATGCTTCAGGACGCTTGGATAACATATACTTAATTGTATCCATCGCATGATCGTCTTTATCGTTCGGCGTATCTTGCCGCTCACCTTCACTATTCGTTGACCAAAAGTAGGCATCAAATTCATCTTCAATGAATGTAAGCTTTCGATTGAAGTAAATCAACGGTCCCGGTTTGGCTGCGTCAAAATAGTTCATCATTGGATGAGGATTTAGATATGCTGACACTTTTGTTATGCCAGATGTAATATCATTCTGTCCCGGCGTACATCCAATTTCATAATCAGAGTTCAAGATCTTAGCAACTGTGTCAGCTGTAGCACCAATTCCACGACGAAACACTGTACGTTTGAATATCGCAGGATCAGCAATTATCCTATTCTCAACCTTCACCATCTGATCATATTTATAACGGATGCGCAGAATATCTTCAGCCGCTGGATCCAAATCGGGAGTTGGTCGATAAAAACCATCCAGAATAATAACCCGACCAAAAGTGTCCACATAACCGAATAGGTAACAAGAAGGCTTAGCCAGTCCAAAGTCAAACCCTTCGATAGCTGTGTAACGCTGTCCAAGGCCATAATCCTTCATCAAGTTCTGGTGTAGAATTTCTTCAGGGACCATGTGGGTTTCGGTTGAAAACTGTGGATATACAAGTCCTTCATAAGCTGCCCATTTGCCCAATACGAAACGGTCATACATCTGGCCGGTGTAAGTAGTTTCGAGGCCATCGATGAAGTCATCTTCAAGATTGTGCGCATTCTCATGAGTAGGTCCTTCAACAAGTCCCATGATAGGCTTGCCAAGTTTCTTAGAATACAACAAATCTGGCTCTACAACTTCTGTAGCTTGCCAACGTTTATATGGAGCTACAAGTTTTTTATAGAACCAGTTAGCTGTAGGGTTCACAGCCATCATAAAGACCCGAGGGCCTTTCATTGGCATAGTAGGATCATCTCCAACATAGGGAGCGTTACCACGAAGCCTCCCCATAAGATCCAAAAAGTCTTTGTGCTTGATACCGGGGTCTTCCATCTGGTCGACGAAAATCCAATCATACGTAGCACTAAGCAAGTTACTAGTAGTGGTACCATCGACGGAAGATTTACCACGCTGAGCAATATAACGAAAGTTAACAATACTTCCGTTTTTGAAATAGAGAGTGTTGTCATCTTTTGTAGGCCATCTTTTAACTGCTCCCTTCGGAACCCATTTATAGAATTCTTTGCGAACAGTGTCATTCAACTTCGGATAAGTCTCACGAGCAATAAGCCCATTGCTGCCGGGATAGTCTAAAGCAAACTGAATTGCCTTTACACAGCAACATGCAGACTTACCATTACCAAATCCTCCACCAAAGATCTGGACTTTATCTCTTAGTTGGCGGAAACGATCATGAATGCCGCCGGGTTTGACAACATACTTATTCGCCATCTTTGTTTCCGAAGTTTATGTTAATACTTGGACCTGCATTTCGCTCACCATCATCAATAACAATGTGCAAAACCTGATCACTATCATCTGTGCGATGCTTCCCATGCAGTTTATCTTCTGACAAACCAGCGCGGTTCATAACATTCTCAGAAGCTTTCATCTGCACAATTGCAGGAGCCTCTTCATCTGTTACAAGCTCAATCATCTTATCAACAGCACGAGAAGCCGCAGCATTAATCTTTGCTACAGCACTTGTACGATTGTTTTCGAGAACTTCTTGGAAGAGCAGATCATATGTTTCCTGAAAAGCTGGAGACTCTTTGATCTGTTGGACATGCTGGATAGACACACCAAGATGGTGCGACATTTCGTTTTCATTCATTCCGAGCAAATGGAATACCATAACGACATTAACAATCGTCTGCTCATTCGGAGTAGCAGCCGGAAAATCTCGAATGGTTCTTTGCATCGAGGCTGTAAGCTTTTTCGCAGGAACTACTATCTCTACAACTTCTGTAGTCAGCTCTGCTTCTTTGTTCCCACTAGAATACACTTCGCCATCAGCTGTCACGAGTGGATCATCGGGGTCTGCAAGAAATTTAGTCATTACAACTCCTGTAGTAGAGAGGGGGATTGCTCCCCCATCTCAATTAACCTGCTTTGCCAAGAAATAGGCCAGCTTTGTTTGCCGCTAGAGGAATGCGGCTAGAACGGTTGACCATTGCCTGCATTGCAGTCACATCATCAGCAGTCGTATTCCGGTTGACCTTGTAATGATTTTCGATAACACGAACACCACCAAGTTCAGTCTGAGAATGCTGGACACGCGGACGATTTGCCTGTGCAAGCGCACCCGGAGCCGCACCAATTAGCGTATAAAGCACTTCTTGATCTTCAGGCATACGCTCAAAGACGTTTGAAATGCTATAACGCAGAGGAGTGCGATCTACAGCAGGTGTATAATCGGGACCATTGATATCAGAATATCCCATTTTCTTACTCCTTCTACAAGTCTTGTAGTTCGTTGCAACATGGTAATAGTTACACAGTTATCAAAAATAGTCAATTGAAAGGGTTGCTTATTTCTCGGAAGTATGCTATAAAAAGGAACTTAGTCATTATTCAGAAAAAACTCACCCGATAGGGTATAGGTCTATTCTACAATCATCCCCACCCACCCTTCCATTTACAGAAAAATTTTCATTATTTTATTTTATTGTTGGTTATTTTTTACATTTCTTTGAAATGTTCCTCCGCTACAGGTGTTGTAGGTTGTGGGTTGACAATTATACAACCGTAAGTTACAATATATTTAGTTGGAAAGGAAATCTCCTCCCGCCTTCCCAACTCGATCGCAACAAACTTGGTCCCGCTATTGCTTCTGGCATGTGCGGGGCCCTTTTTCGTCAACTACAGGAGATGTAATGGACAAACTTCCTAAAGAAATGTTCCCAGTCCTACCAGACAAAGACCATGAGTATTTTGAGCACTTTTGCGCTGCTATTACACCACTTGTAGAGCGATTGAAAAGAGCCAAAATCATGAAAAGGTTGTTCTATTATCATATGGCACCTCTTCAAGAAGCTCATAATCGATATTTCGTGATGGGAACTAATCCAACTATCATTCATGATGAAAACAGCAGCCGAATTTACATGAAATACGACGACGTTTTCATCTATATCGAACTACAGGAGATGTAATGATCAAATACCACTCCAGAGTAAAGACTTACAGCACAGTCAAAGCTTTCGATAGTGATTGTAAGTTCCAAGGCATCGACGGATACGAAGTTAAGGCCATAGCTGTTCGCAAATATAAAGGCCGAGATTACTTCGTTGTGTCCTATCAGAAAGCAGTTGAAGAATTAAACGACTTCACAGACCCAAGGGAATAAAATCATGCTATCAGAGATCCAATACAAACTTTTGCAAATCGCAGAAGAGGCTACAGAAGTTGCACAAGAGTGCCATAAAGCTATACGCTTTGGCATATACAACTTTCATCCAGACAACCCCGGAATAACTAATCTTCAGCGGATTAATCGTGAGCTAACTGACTTACAAGCTTCAATCAACCGCTTCAACAAAGATCGTATGGATATTTTAACTACAAATGATGCAGAGATCAAAGATGCAGAAGATCGTATGAAACTTTACCATAATATATCCAGAACAGAAGGACAGGCAAAATGAAATTCAAAATCGGACAAGCTGTTTCCAAAGTAACAGGATATGCATTTGACGGTCACATTGTTGCGCAATTTTGGACAGTACAAGGCAAGCCTCGTTATGTTGTAGATCATGAACAAAGCCGAGGAATGCTTCACATCTTCAGCCCTGATCAACTACATCCTGATCTTAGCAGAGAAGATCTCCCTCTTCCTGCTACAACACCTGTAAGCCAACTGCTTAACCTTCTTAAAGAGTGCCAGATTGGCCACTACAGTGGGTCTATCATTATTACCCATAAGGCTATTGATCCCATCATGATCACTCCTGAAGGTAAGGTGGTTGATATGTCGGCTGAGCCTGTAAACGAGGACGCCGTAAGGCACGATTATCAACCGCCCCGTCATTCCCATTACCACAAACCTACTGATCCCACAGGTATACCTACAGATATTGTAGCTAAGATGCTTGGACAAGAAAAAGCTGATAAATTCCAAGAAGCTTTGGAGCGGCAGAAAGAAGAAGATTATTACAATGCTCAGACTGCTAAGACTAGTGAGAGTAAGACTATAGAACATCGTGCCCATGGCGTAGATAATCGTATGTCTGGTTTGTATTGGCCTATGACACCAAAAGAAACTACTCGTGTATTTACTAATCTCAAGACAGTACTACAGGAGTTGTATCCAGACTTACATCATCCTGCTATCACTGAAATGACTAGAATGATGTTAGAGGCATTTAATGCAGGTCCTAACCTAATACATCCATCAACTGAGGCTAGAATTGCTCAAATTGCAACTCTTATGGAAGGTAATAACTGGACATGGTGGCGTCCACTAAAGGCTTGAAGTAATACAATAGCGCCAGTATAATATATTTACTGCAGAACGCCTCTCAAGTGATCTGTAGTTTCCTCTACTAGCCCCTCTAGGTCATGAGCAGTGCCTAGGGGGGTCTTTTTATGTCTAATACGCCGCAGGCCCGATACCCCTCCCCGATCGTGACTGGGAAAC